TTTTACTGCACGTCTATTAAATTCAATAATAATCTGTCCAGTTGTAGAAAGTTGTGAAGTAACTGCAATTACTGTTCCTTCTGCAATGTTCAATCCGCCACCAATTGGATCAAGACCAAATATTGCACGACGCTCTCCGCGCCAACCTGTAACATTTAAGTCTCCAAACTTTTGAGTAATACTACTGAATACTGACATGTCAATTGCTTGACCGTTATTTGGTGATGTTGTTTTAATCCAAGCACTTGCTGATGGACGTGGTGCTGTATCGCCTGACTTCCATTCTGGAACGTTAGTATGTGGATCAACGTTAACTGCTGGAGCATAATTTGTTCCTGCACTTAATCCAACGTCTGTTAAAAATGTTCCGGAAACGTTTGCAATAACCAATTGTCCTGATGCGGCAGTTGAATCTGCATGTAATTGTAACTTGTTATCACGTTGTGATGCTGTAATTCCTGTAATTGCGGCTGTATTAATATCACTAACTACACTAGTTAATGTTGTACTAGATAGTGTAATTGTTGATCCGTTAATGCTAAATGAATCGCCTAAACTCACTGTTGGAGATGATACTGTACCAGTTACTGCTGGGATTGATCCGTACCAGCCAACTGTACCTAAACCAAACCAACCTGTTGCTGATTTTCTAAAGATGTTGTTGTCTGTACTTGTTGCATCAATTGCATAATCGCCTTCTTTACCAATATGTGGCTTAGGCTTTGCGGTGCCAGCATCGATATCAGCAGCTTCAGTAAGTACTGTTGGGATTTTATTAACAAATTTCTGTGTACTTGCATTCCACTCAAAGATACCAAAACGTGTGTTTGCAATATCTAACCAGTGTGTTCCGTTTGACGGAAGTGAAGTTGGTCTACCGGCTGAGCCATCTAGCTCTGCTAAATCAATATCTGCACGAACGACATAACATCTGTTGCTTACGCCTAACAGTGAATATGCAGCCATTAAGCCATATTCGTTAAGTTCATATCCGTGTAACGCAGTACCGGTTGAATTTTGGTAAAAAGATGGCTCACCAAAAGTCGATACCAACTCTCTTTGTGAACCTATTAAATAAGTTTTCTCAGCATTCGCTGCCGTTGTTCCCAGTGCAGTGTTGCCTGTAGTTGGATCGAGTTTATCTTGAGCTGACGCCACAACCAACATAGGCACGGTGCCAACCGCGGTACTTGCATACTGTGACTCGTCAATTATTTTAACCTCGATACCTGGTGATACTAGTGCCATTTACATTTCCTCGCATTTCAAAAATAATTGTATTCTACTAGTGTATTTAGCAACGAAGACGTAAAATCACCCGATATGATTCAGATTGGATGTCACCTTTAAAGGGCGCCGGTAAATATTTTCATGAAGAACAGACCTATATGCACTAAATGCAAGAAAAAGTTTGCGGCAGTGAATTACAAAAAAGGGGAAAAGGTGTACTATCGTAAAATGTGCGATAGTTGCACTCGTAACCACCGACATCATAAAAATAAAAGCCCGTGGTCTAAAGCAGGATATAAGAAAAAAACCACATGTGAAAAATGTGGCTTTGAAGCAAAATTCTATGATCAACTTGAAGTTTATTATTTAGATGGAAACATGATTAATATCAAACATACTAATCTTAAAACTGTTTGTTTAAATTGTTTAACTGAATTAGGACACGAGGGTTGGAATACTAAGCAAGGTGACTTAGTACCTGATTTTTAAGCTCATCTAGTGTACCATCATTTTCAATAACTAGATCCTTTTTAGATTTAATCCACTTCCATTCACTAGCATGAACAGTTGGCTCAACTCCTGTTGATTCATATTCTATAAGCCATTGTGGATCTGCACCACGTTTTACTTCCCAAACTTGACCGCCAATATCGCGAATCATTTCAACTTCGTTTGCAAAACGTACATCTGGAACTACATAATCAATTGTTGGATTTTCTAGTAACTTCTTTTTAATAGTGCTTACCCAAATTCCGTCATCAAATCCATTACGCATACAATCAGTGCCAAATAACTGCAAAACCAAACGAGGAGTGACTTCCATCTTCGTTTCATTACTCCAAAAGTCGTCTTTAAGCTCTCGCCACTGTCTACTTTCATCTGTATCTCCTTCAAGCATTGCTCTATCCCAACCGAAGATAGTTGCTACACCATCTTTAAGTTTATCAGCAAAACTTAGTTTTTTAAAATTATGTGTTTCAACTAGAATATCCGCAACGGTTCCTTTGCCGCTACCAATTAGACCGCAGATTCCAATAATCATATCTTACCTTCTTGTGTAGAGTTAGCCCATAACCCATGTCATCGGCATTTGTCCATCAACATAATTTAATAAATCAGTTTCTAGTTTATCAATTTCTTGTTGTGCTTCTGCCTTTAGTGAGTCGCCATTTAGACTTGTGCCACCTTGCGGACCTGCAATAGTAGCAAACTTTGATCTTGCTTCGCCTAGCATATACTTACTACGAGCCAATGCATAATCATATATCCAAGGCTTACAACGAGTGTCTGTTAATAAGTTAACGTCTGGGCGAGTATTGTACATCCAAAGTAGTACAGTTTCGCCGTCGCTTCTTACATTACGAACAAGTGTCATTTTCTTTGACACTGGATCAAATGTAAAATTAATATAAGCACCAAACATACGGCCTGCCATTTCTTGATACTGCTTGTAAAAATCATATGTAGCAAGTCCGCCAACACGACCAGCAACTAGCATATATGTATTCATATAGCCGGCTTCAAAGGGTTCAAAGACACTACCAACGTTACCAGTTGTACTACGAAAAACCTGTCTCACATTTTGTACTGCTTCAGGTAAAGTGTAGTCTTGCTGATTTTCAATAAGCTCAAGAAACCCATAACTTTCTTCAACTGCATTACTACTTTTCTGACGATACACATCAAACGATTTCTGTAAGGCCGCATCATAGTGTGCCGCATCAAGTTCAACATCAACCATTCCTCCACCGAGGCTTAATTGAATATAGTCATATAGTTTTTGTTTCTCAGTTGCTAAATCAGCCATGTTTGTTCCTTTGAATTACTATTATTTAGCAACTTTAAGGAGTATTGTCTGATCATTAATACGGCCGTTAAGTTTAGTTTCTGTTGTTTTAATACCGTCCATAAACTTACGAAGTGCTACTTTGCCAAGTTTGTTAAATTCGGCTAACTGCTCCGTTGGCTTTCGTAATGTTTTTTGTACACTTTCACTTTCTTTAAAGCCTAGTATTGATGCTCCTTTTACGCCAAGAGTAATACTTGAGTTATACATGTCATCAACTACATACTTTCCAATCTTACGAGTTTTTGTATTATAAACCCACAACTCAGTAGCATCAAGAATATCAACTGGATTGATACTAGCAATTTTAAGTGTACTATCTTCTTTTTGGTACTTGAGTTTAGATACAATCTTGTCTCGTGCAACAGGCTTTTTAGTACGAACCTTTGATGCTTTTTGGCTAGTAATAATCATATCACATGCTTGTATCAGTGATTGATAAATTGTAGCCAATTTCTTTTGAGACTTTGTGCTAATATGTGCATACCCTTCAAGTAACTGATCGTACATATCGTTATCCTTTTGCTTAGGACCGATTAGTTCTGCCATCTCGTCTGCAATTGGCTGAAAGTACTGTCGCATGATACGAGCATGATTTGCTTTGATTTCATGTTTCCTTAAGGTGCTAACTGGATTAAAGTCTTTAACGTTGTACTTGTCAATGTTAGCAATAATATCATCAAGCTCGTCCTCAATTATTGTTGCATAATTTAAACTTGTAATCCGCAACTTTTGTTGTATTGATAATACTGGCTTTGCTACTTTCGATTCTTCAACAACCTTTTGTTCATCTGCAATCAAAGATCCTGCCGCAATTGCTTCTTCAACCTTTGGCTTGATAAACTCTGTAATTGGTCTCATACTATTCATTGTTCCGGGGCATGATTCCCAATACTCGTTATGTGCTTCATAATAATCAGGACAACCGTCAATTAACAATTTAGAATAAATTGCAACTGTAGCACTAATGTTTCCTTTTTTAGCAGACGAAATATCTTTTTTAGTATATCCTTCTGCTTTCATCCATTGGTAAACATAAGGAATAACATCACTTGCTTTATAGTTTTGGTAGTAAAAATCAACTGCTGTCTGACGATGCTTATGGAACTCATATCCAGATAACTTTTCATAATCAGCAAAACTAGGTCCTTGTACTTTAGAACCACGTTTTAAGCGAGGTGCACCACGTACAACTTTTTTCTTCTTCTTGATCAATGCCATGTTTTAGATTCTCCTAAATTCTTATATTACTTATAATAACATCTTCTACATATTTGTCAACCGAAACCTTTTCATAAATACTGTATAAGAGGTACAGAATGCCAAGATTATCGTTATGGAAACCAGATCGCAGTAAAGATTACGAATTTTTTGACAATAGAATTCGTGAAATGTTCACTATTGGCGGTACTGGGGTTAATATACACAAGTACTTAGGTCCGGACACTGCTAATATACCAGGAATTGATGCTGATACAGGATTGCCTGAACAAGGGTATGATTCAACTCAACCTGGATACTCGAGCCAGAGTGCAACAAATATACAAGATTTGTTGTTCTTAGAAAACAGAGATCGCAAATACGATACAGACATTTATCAACTACGAGGCATTTACAACGTTGCGGATATCGACTTTGATCTAACACAGTTTGGATTATTTTTACAAAACGATACACTGTTTATTAGTTTTCATTTAACTGATATGGTTGATCTTATTGGTCGTAAACTTATCAACGGCGACGTTTTTGAGCTACCTCATTTACGAGATTTTTATCCACTTGATGCAGACTTGCCAGCAAGTTTACGTCGATACTATGTAGTGCAAGACGCTAACAATAGTGCTGAAGGATTTAGTCCTACATGGTATCCACACATATGGCGTGTTAAGTGTACTCCACTTGTTGATAGTCAAGAATACAAAGATATTTTTGATCAGAAAGCAAAAACACAAGACGGACAAGAACTTGATAGTACACTTAAAGATTTACTAAGCACATATAAAAAAGAACTTGAGATTAATACTGCAATAATTGAAGAAGCAGAAAAAGAAGTTCCAAAGAGTGGGTACGATACAACTCCATTTTTTGTTGTTCCGCTCGAAAACGATGGAACACCAGTTGATCCTGATGAAGCAGAAAGTGCAGACAATGGTAGTATTAAAGCAAGTAGTGTATTGGTTACTGTTGACGAAGTTCCAACTACTCCGGCTAGTAGCGGATATACTGGACACTTAGTTGGAGACGGATTAGCACCAAACGGTTTTCCTGTTACTCCGGGTATATCATTTCCAAGTAATCCAAGTGTTGGAGATTATGCATTAAGACTTGACTTTACACCAAATCGTCTGTTCCGTTATGACAGTAGACGCTGGGTGAAAGTTGAAGATGCAGTTCGTACTAACACAACTGGTGGACAAGGCAATACACAAAAAGATAAGTTTATTAACAATGATAAAACTTATGTCGACGAAGATGGAACTACTAAAAAGCATAGACAGACTCTTAGCGATGCACTATTACCAGAGGCAGATGATTAATGGCAAGGCAGTTTTTTTACGATAACCAAATACGAAGATTCCTGTTGCAATTTGTTAGAATGTTTAGTAACTTTCAAATTGAAGTAGGATCTCCTAACGCATCAGGTGTTAGAGACTTACTCACTGTACCTGTACGTTATGGTGACATGAGTCGTAACGTTGCCGCTATTTTAAGAGAGAACAGTGAAAACAAAGTTGCTACTGCACCACTAATGAGTTCTTATATTAGTAGTTTAAAGTATGCTAGAGAACGTGTACAAGAGCCAAATTTTGTTGATAAATTACATGTTAGACAAAGAAAGTACAACGACAGTACACAAACATATAGTCGTACACAAAGTAATGCAGTAACAGTTGAAAGACATATGCCTGTTCCATACGACTTAACAATGAACTTGGATATCTTTACTACTAACACTGAAATGAAGTTACAATTACTTGAACAAATGTTATGTTTGTTTAATCCAGCACTCGAAATACAAAGTACTGATAACTACGTTGACTGGACTAGTTTAAGTTATGTTGAACTTACAGATGTAAACTTTACTAGCAGAACAATACCAATCGGAACTGAAGATCAGATTGATATTGCTACACTAACTTTTGAAATGCCAATTTGGTTAAGTATGCCAGCCAATGTTAAAAAGATGGGTGTTATACATAAAATTGTTAATAGCATCTACGATGCACAAGGAGACATTATCAATTCAATTGGAAATGATAGTTTAGTGCTTGGCAACCGATTAGTAGTTACTCCAGGACGTTACGGTGCAATATTATTAAACGGACAAGCCGAGCTTGTTGATCATGGATTAGAAGCAACATCTGATACTGGCGAACCAACGTTAAACGATACTGCAAAAATTTCAAGTACTAAAGCAACAAAACCAGGATGGGCGGCTGTACTTGAACAGTATGGTCCTATTAACCCCGGAATTACACAAATACAATTTGAAAATCCATCAGGAGCTGAAGTTGTAGGTACTATTGCATATCATCCAACTGATATTAACTTACTGTTAGTCACAGTAGATGCTGATACTATACCAACTAACACACTTACTGCTGTAGATGCAATTATAAAACCAACAAATGTTACTGATACACTTGTTAAGAATGTAGGTAGTCGCTACTTAATTTTAGAAGATATCGGAGACTCTAAAAATACAGATGGACCATATTTTTGGAAAATTACAACAGATGTTGACTTTGTTGCAAAGGCAAACGATATTATTGAATGGGATGGTACACAATGGACTATAGGGTTTGATAGTTCAGAAGTTTCAACAACTCAGTACTTTACAAATGCTACAACAAGTATACAGTATAAGTGGAACGGAACAAACTGGTTAAAGAGCTATGAAGGTGAATACTTGCCTGCTAACTGGCGTGTGGTTATTTAACCTAAATCTATCTCACTAATAAATTGCGGTATCGTTAGTTTTCTAATATTCTTACACCAATTCCATTTATCTGGAAATACATGATTAGGATTATTATTTACAAAAATAAATTTAACATCTGAGTATGCATTAAATAGTTTTAGCATATTGTTTATCCACTTGCCATCACTATCAGGTGATTTAGTATCGTTATAGTTTTCAGTACCAGCGTACATACAATTATTCCATTCTGGGTCACGCTGATTATCAAATCCAATTAAGTAAATGTTTTTATGATTATCAAATGCTGCCAAGTATGTAGCAAGTGATCCTGAGTTCATATTAATATTTTGCGGAATCAAGTATAGTTTTCTTGGATGTTTAACTAATTGCTGGGCACTACTGTATACAATGTTGTTGTCAGCATATCCACTTTTAACTACTTCGTCAACCATTGCCGGTGTATGTGCTACTAAAAAATCAGGCGAAAAATCTCTGTACAGTGCATTACATCCGTATGTTTGACAACGCATACTTGCATTTAACCCGCCCTTGTGCTTTGCTAATAAACGCAGATTAAAATTTTCTCGACTGTGTCTGTTACCTATAACAACTGCATATCCTCGGTGATCATTATTAGATACTGAACGAGGAACCCATTCGCGATCTTCTTCTCTTTGTCCGTTAACAATACGAGTTTCATGTATAATGAACTCGCCTTCGTATTCATCAATTGTCATTGGCAAACGCATTATACTACCACTCCTGACAGTTAGGTAACAGTCTTGTTACTTGTTTAATGTTTTCTTCTGTGATATACACACTCATTAAAATATGATATATATTATCTACAAATGCAAAACTTCCGTGTTGCTTTCGTGTATTTAATATATAAGGAACACCTGGTTTAAATTCAATTCGACTTGTGTCGTAAATAAAATTCCATTCGTGAACGTTAGTTGCATTAAGTGGAATAAAAATTCTCATCTGCGGGCGAAATCGATAAGCGTCACGATGCATCTTAAAATAACTACCTGCATCCATTTTTGCTGATCTACACCTGGCTAACTTTTCCCACTTATCAAAAAAATGTTTAATACCAGGACAAGCATGTAAATTATCATTATACTCTTGATTAGCATCATGCTTGTCTTTTGCTTCAAGACCTAAATCTTCAATTGGCCCAGTTAAGTTAACTGCCTGTTTGTTATTTGTACTCGATATCCAGTTTAATTTTTTTAAGTCATTGATACATGATTC